CACCTGTTGTAAGAATCTGGTTGGCTTGCAAAGCAATCGACACGTCTGGTCGCGGCCAGCGTAACGCGATATTCTCGGTTTGTCTGGCCGGTAGTCTCCAAGGGTCATACTCATCCAGGTCCACCTTACAGACCCGCATGCCGGGGAAGTTCGGGTCCGGCATGAGGTCAACGTATGGAAACTTACGGTTGCATCTGTCGCATATTCCAACAGATAACACCGAGTTTGAACGTGTGTCAAGATAGACTGGCATTGATTAGCCTTTAAGCAGTTTGACCGTCGTTTTTAATTAATATACCGCCGGCGTATACGTCTGCTGAAAATGGTGACCCTGTATTTGCTTTAACTTGGAATTGAATATCCGTGCCCTGCTCATGTGCTACTGGAATAGTGTAAGGAATATTCAATGTTTGTACAAATGGTGTTTGCGAAACTAGGGTTGTGTTGCTGCCATAGTTAATCGGGTAACCATTAATATTATCCCCAGTAACTGCAATGTTAAATTTATTATATTCAACAAATGTCATGTAGTTACTAGATGTAAAACCAATACTAGAGTCGCTTTGTACGTAACTCAAATAAAACGTGTAACCATTTGGTACGGTATACAAGGACATTTGTGTTTGACCAATTCCAGGGTTAATCTGTGCGTATAAATTAGTGCTGTTTTTGCAAGTGATTGTTCCAGCATTAACTCCGTTTGTAACTACCAGCCCATTAATGCGGAAATAAGAGTTAACGGATACCACGTTTGTTGTTCCGTTAAGCGTAATATACTCAGACAATAAATTAAAATTTGCGTCCAGCCCTTGGATTTGAACTATTTGAGTGTCACCGGAACTACTTGAAACCAGCGTCATTTGTACTGCAGAAGACGGGTACGTATACGCGCCGCCAGAAAGTGTTAAACCCTCCCAAAGCGGCCCAAGCGCTGAGGAGCCGACAGTCGCGCTGTAACCAAAAATTTCAATTGGGGTATGCCCCATAATTTGGCCGCGCCCAACCTGTAAATCAAATGGCTCGTAGGCGCCCATTTTGGTCACAGATTGCGGCGGTGACGGGTTTTGTTGTAAATTTGTGATAAGTGCCATAATTAATTTCCTTATATGTTAAATAAAGGGGGCAAACCCCCTAGGTAATTAATTAGTTGTTAGTGTAGCCGGAACCGTAAGCAGTAATCGAACCATCAGCGTTACGTGCTGTGTAATCCACAGAAATTGTACCACCTAAAGTACCAGTGTTAGCGGAAACAGTAGCAGCAGAGAATGTTAATGTAGCATCTAAAAGGCCAATGTTTTCAATGATAGCTGCAGTCGCTGCAGTTGCTGTAAACACGCCAGAAATACGGCCGCCAGCTGCTGTTGGAGTAATTGTACCGATTGCTGTAGTTGTTTGTGATCCATCAACTGTGCTAGTTTGAACGATGGATACAGTGATTACGCCGCCTGTTAAACCAGTAGCTGCTGTGTCCTGGTAAAGGGTGATTCCTTCGATAATAGATCCTGCAGGTAACACAAATGGTGTTACTGTAGTGGAACCGATGTCAGCAGTTGTTAAAACTGTTGCGCCAGATGTTGTGCCAGAGATTGGGTTTGTGATGTAGCTTTGTTGGCTTAAACGTGCTGCGCCAGTGTTGTCTGGGGCGATTGTGCCGTTGTTTGTTGGGTTATTACGCTTAAATACACGAATTGGGGTTGTAAATGTACTTGACATGTTTGTTTCCTTATCTTAGTGGGTATCCCAAGCTGTCTCTAAGTCGTCTCACCGGGAAGTGTCGGCGGTCAGAATGGGATTAATCTTCCTATAACTATTAATACAAAAAAAATGAATTTGACGCCCTAGATAGCGTATTTATTAGATTTTTTGACGTTTTCTTCGCCGGGGATTACTCTAAGATTTGAAAATACATGTAACCCAGAAACATTTTTGCCCTGTAAAGGAATAATGTGGTCTACATGATGTGGTTTGCCGGTTTCACGTGTTAACATGGCGGCGACTTGATATTTTGCTGCAATAAGGTGCGCGTCTTGATCCCATATAGGAGTGCGTTGTAATTGTGAGGCGCGGCGTTTGCTTTCTAAAGCAGCTTTAATTGGTTTGTTGTTTTTATTCCATTCCCGATTTCGAGCATTATGATTTTCTAAATCTTTTTCTCGATTTTTTCTATGTATTGCATAACGCTTTTCCGGATTAGCTAAAGCCCATTGACGCGCGCGTTCCTTGGTAAGCTCTTTGTTTCGCTCGTACCATTCTTTACGTAATTTTTTTGCGTTTTCTAAGTTTCTAGTCATACACATATTAATACAAAAAACCCAGCTTTTTGGGCCGGGTTTTTTGGGTTTTTACAACTTTTTTAAAGCTGATTAGAGACCTGCTGTACCATAAATGTTACGAGCATCATGCCATCCTGTAGCATAACGTTCTGTTGCCTTATAGCGCATAGAGTCAGTCTCAAAGTCTCCCTCCATCGATTTCTCCATTGGACGGCGCATAACGAGCATTAAACCGTTTTCTGCGTCAGTCTGGATCCACCAGGCTTTAGAAGAACTCAAACGAGTTACAACGTGTGCGCCTTTTGGTAACATACCAGTTGACTTGATTGGGTTTAAGTCGTTATCAGCTGTACCAGAACGGAGAACAGACTTGAGGATTACCTCTGCCTGGAACTCGAGTGCTGGAGGAACAACTAACTGCTCTGCCTTCAAACGAATACGCTTACCGTTGTTGTCAACAGCAGAACGAATTTGAATCAACATCTGTTCAACAGAAGTTTGGCTCAAAGAAGCAGCTGTAGATAACTGGTTAGAGTATGATCCGCCGTTAGCGATTGGGTGAGCTGTGTTAATCAATGTTACGCCGTCGCCACCAACATATCCTGCTGTGAAAGCGAAGTTTAACAAGTTAGCACATAAAGTTTCCTTAGTTTCAATCATAGATTGAGCTAAGTGCTTAGCAAAAGTGCTGCCGATACGGATATGATCACCGTCTTCCATCAATACTTTAGTTAAAGCGTATGCTAAACCATAGATTTGATAGATGAAACGTGTGATGTATAATGTACCACCCTGGTCATAGCTGACAGGAGTTCCGTCAGGCATTGCAGGAGCGGCATTCATACCGTATAACATTACTTCTTCGTGATAGTTACGTGGAATACCTTGGATCTGCTCTACAAATCCTTTCCACTCATCGTCGCGTTGCTCATAAACGCCATCAAAGACTTCGTTGATAATCGGCTCGACTACCGCACGAAAGTCTGTACTACGCATTGGGGTTGCCATGTGTTAGTTCCTTTCGTTGTTAATTAAACCGATACCTTAGGAGCAACAAAAGTGTTGTTCGCTATGATAACTTGAACGATCGTGTAAGCGTCGCCCCACTGGTTTGTTGAACCAGCTGGATACGCAACTTCACGTCCTAAGCCTACTACGCGTACTTGACCTTGTGTGCCAGAAGTATTCTTAGTAGCTGCTAAAGCTGCTTGGCTAAAGCCAGCTCCGCCGTTACCGATAGAATAACCAACAGCTGGGGTATTCGTTGCGTCGAAGTCGTACTCAGCGCCAATAGCCGCAGAAGTTGCAGAACCATTGATTTGAGCTTCGTACACAATGTTAGGATCCTGGAAAATCCAGAAAACGATTTGTGTTGAAGCATCTAAAGTGGTTTTTGATGCCCACTTAGCTACTGAACGACGGCCTTGGGAGTCTGTAAACTCTACACCATCAAATACACCGTAAACAGGTGATGTTGCGGCTGCAGTTGCTGCGATAGTTAATTGACCTGAAGATGTTAAACCTACTGGTTGGTACTGGTAGAATGCTTGTCCAGAACTCAAAGAGTATGGTGCGCTATACGCAGTGGCAGGCTGGAATGTGTTAGTACCGACAAATGGTACCGCACGATCCAAACCACTTGGGTGGAACGCAGGCTTCAGACCAAAGGGTTGGTATACTGTAGACATAGTCTATATTTTCCTTTGTTTAAATTGAAGAATGTTATTGAAAGCGAATATTACTATTTGCTTTGTTTGATTGTTTTTCCATTTCCAAGATTCCGCCTTCAAGAATTGATCTGCCGCCTTTTCCTTCTTGCGCCGTGCTACGTACCTGTGAGGTAATGTTGCGTTGGTGCTCAAGGGGATCCTCAAGGTGAAGCATTTTCATAACTTCTTGGTAGACGTCTTCTGGTAATTTAAAAAGAATCATCTCGTTACAACTAACACAGCCTTCAAACTTGCCTGAACTCATCTTACCTAGTCCCTCAAAGCCTTTACCTAATTCCGAGGCTTTAACTGGTTCATAGCCCAATGCCATACGTTTGTCGATACTGTCATAATTATTTGTGGTGGATAACCAGCACAAATGCATTCCAGGGATTAAACTTTTTGGAATGTCCGGCAGTGCACTATTCTGCCATTTATCACGGAACGCATCCAACCGTTCCCGGTGCAACTTTGTCTCAGGGTCTTCTGTCAAAGCCCTTTCTTTAACTTCTTGCGCACGATCCGCTAAGCGGTCATCTAAATCTCTTGCTATTCTTGTATTTGCCATGTTGTTTATCCTCTGTTCTCTCTATCAAATCTCGCGTATGCGCGAATCATTTTGTTTCTCTTCTCCACGTTGTCCCATGCGCCCGCGTCTTTAATTGCTTGCACCCGGTCACGGCTTAATGTGATGGTTCCAGGTCGCGCGGTTGTCTCCGCAGCACGCGAAGACGACGTTGGGTTGGTTCGTTTTGCGCCACCCTTCACAGAGTAGCGGTGTGGTAGACGACTTGAGAGACGACTGTCAAGCTCGCTCCAGTACTCAGGATCCGCTGGATCCCATCCTTCTGATGCTAGCTCTTGGTCAACAACTTTAGCTATTCTACTGTCGGTATCCCTGGCTTGTGGGTCAAACCAGTTGTTTTTCTTCAACCACTGCGTGGCGTTATGTTGCACTTCCTCGGCAGATGGGTTTGGTACATTTTGCTTTGGCTCCTTAGCCGCCGCAATTTGTTCTTTTTTGTAATGCTGGAGCTGCTGTAGTCGTTGCTTGGACTCAGTTAAGTTCTCCAGGAACTCCATTTGGGCTGCTACGTCGCCGGATTGCGCCGCTTCAACCATTTTCATCTTTGCGTATTCAACGCGCGTTGCTTCATCCTCTAAGGCCTTGTCAAGCTGGGCAAACTGATAAGACGCCGCTGCGTTTTCAACGGCTGCTAGTCTTCTTGCTAGCTCCTCGTTACGTCTTTCAAGCGCGCTAATCTTGTGTTTAGCAGATGCCTCGCGTTGCTTTGATAATTCCTTCTTTAGTCGGCGCTCTTCGCGTCGTGCCTCGCGTATTTTTTCGCGTTCGTCTTCTTCGTGTTCCTCTGGCTCATCACCTGACGCCTCAACGTCGCCTTCATCTGCGTCGTCTTCGTGTTCGTCATGATCATCTTGCTCTTTTTCGTCTTCGAAGTGATCTATATTCTCTTCTATTTTTGCAAGTACGCTTCCGTCCTCGCGTTCCTTAATCGGAACATCTTTTTCATTTTCACTCATCATTTTCTTTCAAAATTTAATCTACAAATGCTTTCATTTTCTGTGCGTGCGCGAAACTCTTAATGCGGGATATAATTTCTCGCGCCTGAAGTGTAATAAACACCACGGGTGCGCCTTCATCTCCAGCGTCAATCACACAACGGTCACCGCCATACTTAATGGTTCGTACTAGGTCACCTTCCTTGCACCAGGGGCCTTCAGGCCAAGGTGTTAAGTCATCGGGTGATCTGTACGCCAGGGGGCCAATTTGAATGACCTTAGCAACGGTTTCGTTGTACTTAATCGTTTGTCGCGTTTCGTCCACTAAAATAATGCCGCCTTTACTGGTTGTCTTTTCCCTGCGCAACTGCACAAGTACTCGGTCACCGGCGACTTCAATTCCGTGGTCCACTACAGGAAAACATTCTTCTTCCGAGCGTAAGTCTGGCTCGTCTTTTTCTTTCATATCAAACAATTTACATTGCTCCTACAGGCTATTCAGCCTCTTCGTCCTCTGAGAGTATATTTTCAATAATCAGGAGTGCCTCAGATATACCTTCCCGTTTACCCAACATCCTTTGATACGTGTCAAAGTTGTGTACGTTAACGCCTGAGGCAATCGCCTCGACGTATTCCTTATCAGCGCTTTTCAAGCGCTTTATTAATTCTGATATAAGATCTTTCATATTTTTATTAATACAATAAAAATATGAATTCCGCCCTAAAAAAATTAATAAAAATTCCCGCCGCCGATTTCGTTTAGGTTCTTATCTGGTCCAACCTTGCTGCCCTTAGCCATTTTAGCTTGAGCTGCGCCTTTTTTCCAGTTGTCGTCGCGGTGTGAACCAGACGCGCCTTTGTCTACGGCTTGGTCAGGACCGCCTGCGTATCCTGGTGTGCCAGTCATTTTATATGCCTTGCGGAATCCTAATTCTTTTTCCATTATTGTTGCTCCTGTGTTGGTGGTTGTGGCTGTATTGGTGTTTGTGGTTGCGCCATTTGCTGCTGTTGTAATCCTTGCTGGTGCTGCTGCGCGGCAAGATTAGCTTGCGCCTGGTACTGCGCGTCTTGTTGCGCCTGCTGCTTTACCATGTCTGCTTGCTGGTTAAAATTCTGCTGCTCAATTGCTAAGCCATGCTGACGAATGTCCTGGCTGGCCGCGGTGATTGCCTCCATCGCTGACATGTCCTGCTCATGCTCAAGCTGCATCTGTTGCTGGTCCATCTGTGCGCCAGTGTTGATCATTGCAATGCGCTCACGTGCGGCGTTGTTGATGTTTGCCATGGCGATATCTGTGGCGTTACGTTGGCTGTCAATATTAGATTGTGTCTGATACTTAGCCTGTAACTCCGCAACTTTTTGCTGTAACTCAGCCACCTTAATTTGGTAGTCCTGCGTTGCTTTTTGTACATCTGCTTGCATTTTAGCTTGGAACTCTTGCGTTTTGCGGTCTGTCTCAGCCATTTGTGTCTTGAGCAATACCTGCGCGGTTGGGTCTGAGTTCATGGCTTGCTGCTGCTGTGCTTGCTGCATCTGCTGTACTTTTTGTACCAGGGCCGTGATGTCCTGCATGTAAGGCTGCAACTGTTGCTGTGAGTCCTGATCCACAATTTTTGAGGCAATCGCCAAGGCGCGTTGTGAGTCGCCGTCAATGGTTTTCTCTTTGTGTAGATCCAGTACGTCCTTGCCGTTACTTGCCTGCGCCACGACGCCGCGCATGGACTGTAAGTAATGCAGCATAAGGTGCTGCTTAATGTGCTCAAGCACCTTAGGCGCAAACATCGGCCCAATCACTGGGCTGCCGCCGTACATTGGGTTCTTCGCGTACTCTAAGTGAATCTCAATGTGCGCTAGGTGGTCCTGGTCGGGGTAAGCCGCGGCCATTCTGCCCATCGTCATCGCGACGTTTTCCAGGGCCGGGTTAGACTCCTTGGCGCCTTGTGGGTTCGGTAGCACCTCCTCAACGGCTGGTACCTTAAGCTGCGTTAGAATACGCTTGTACACCGCGCGGATGTCAAACATCCCCGGAGGCGCACTGGTTGCCATCTGTAGAAGCGCTTGGTTCTGCGCTAGGCGCTGCGTCTCAGAGAAAATGTTAGGGTCAGAGATTGGGCGTACGTCGCTGTTGTAAGCGAAATCACGTACCTCAATCTCCTCGCCGGATTGGTTGTCCATCTCGCTGAGGTACCAGTTATTGATACGCGAAATAATAGCGAGTGACTTAGCCTGTGAGCGGTGCAAGCGGGCGTGGATACTGGAGAATACCTTTGCGCCTTGCTCAATGAGCGCCTGTGTTGTGCCCACCGGCATGTTCTGGTTGGCCTCACTGATTTTTTCTTCAGCGGTTGTTACCACGCCTTTTGCTGCGTCGGTTAGCCAGCCTAAAAGATTAAACAGCACGCTTGACGGCTGGTTAAACGGCATCGGCATCGCCAGCTTGCGAACGTCGTCAACGCCAGGGGATCCCTCAATTTCTACTACCTGGGTGGGTTCTATCCTATCATTTTGCCCACTAATTCTTCCGCCTTTGAGTTTAAGAAGTGTCTGGCTGTTGTTAATATGCGCAGCATCAAGGAGAGCGCGAAGTGCGCCAGTGAGAGCGGCACTAAGACCACCAATAAGGTGAGGTAGACCGATAGCATAAGCGCCGCGCCAAGGTATGAACTTAAATTCAACGATCCAGTCCAATTTCTCAAGTTTTTCATCTCCAGATGCCCAGTTTCTGTATAACGAAAGCACCTTACCAGTGGTTTCATCAATGGTTAATATGTACGGCGCGCGTTTGCCGCCGCTTTCTTCGTCTTCCTCAACGCGCATGAAGCACGTGATCTCATACACACGACGTAAGCCGTCAATGTTCTTAGATGGTAGGTCCTTACCTTCGATCTTATCGTTGGCTTTTTCGGATTGTGTCTGGTCATTTAACGGCGCGTCGGATGTGTAACGTGAGTCAATGTCGCGGTACTCGCCTTGCTCAACGCGCTGTAAAAAAATGTCTTCGGTAATGTCCTGCATTTCTGTTGCGCGCGGGGACGTGTAAAAATTCGTTGTTGAGTACGGCAACAAAATGTTGTCAATTGGTATCCACTCACAGATCGGACGGTTTTGCTCGGAGTCGTAGCGCCATTTAAGGTACTGCGATCCGCCGAGTGGTAGCTGCGTTAGTAGCTGCTCCATTTCGTCGCGGTACTCAGGGATCTGCTCGGTGAGCTGCCAGTTTAGGAAGTTAACCTTACGGTCCGCTGTTTCCTCACGTTTGCGGTCTGCCTCGCCCTTGATGTTTGACTTCACCACGCCGTCGGGTGGCAGCAACTCCTTGGAGCTTGACGCCGCGAAGTCAACGCATGCCTCGGCCATGACCGGGTGCACGACTTTAGACGCGCCGTCAAATGTTGCCCCTCCAGGGGCGTCCTTACCAAGACCGGTGCGTCGCAGCCCGTCCTCGTACTGCTTATCGCGCTCCTTACGTGCCTCTTTGTCGACCTCAATGAACTCCAAGTAATCGTCGGCCATCTTGTCAAGGATGTCCTCGGGGAACACCTCGGCTAAGTTTTCATAAAACTCAGGCGCCTCTTGTGGTCCCTTGGGGTTCTCCATGTTAATGACCACGGAGCCGTCCTCCAGCTCAATAATCTCGCCTTCGGCGTCGTCTGGGTCCAGGCCCAGCGCGTCCTCAATCTCCTCGATCTCTTGTTCTTGCATTTGACCTTTGCGAATATTTTCTTCGCTGTCAAGCCCAGGTAAGTTACCGCCTTGTTGGATTGGTATTTGTGGTTGTGCCATGGTTTATTGTGGGTATTTTGATCGTATTTTTTCCAGCGCCGCTTGTTCCTCTTGCTCGTTTGCGATATCAGTATTCGGCAAAAGAGATTGAGCTAACGCCAGGGGTCCTGAAAATTTTGAAAGTATAGGGAATACTTTTGGTGCGGCGGTCCCTAAGTTTGCCGCGTTAATTACCGCGTTAAAGTCGTTACCTCTTTCTAAATCGCTTTGTACACCTAACGCGGGCAACACATTAAACGCTCTGTTTAATGTTTTTGTTGGGGCTGATGTGTACTTATGAAACAACTGCTGTGTCTCGTAGCTTGGTGTTAGGGCCTGCCCGATTTGTTGCGCGGTGCGTCTTAAGAAACCAGGCTGCGGGTTTCCTTGCGGCGTTGACTGCGCTTGATGCGTGAAACTTTTTGGATCAAACGGACCCCACGCCTCGGCTTTTGGTCCGCCCATAATGGCTGTGTTTTGCTCATGCAAATGCGCAGGGATCGCCTCTTGTTTTAATGTGTTGGACAAACTATCCAGGAACTCCTTGGGGTACTTCGTGTTGCTTTTAGTTGTCACCACCGCGGTGTCCTCAAACGGCCCATAGGGTAAGTTTGGCCGCGCAGGGATGGTTTTAATATTTTTAACTTTGTGCCCGCGGTCCTCCAGGGCCCTAATAATTTCTTCGTCGCTCAATGAGTTAACGTTTTTACCGACGTTCTTACCAATGTTCAATGTCATGGTTGTCGTTGGCTGGCCGCCGGTTTTTAATTTTTGCGGTGTCTGCCCGCGCGCGATTATTTCCGCCTGCATCATCTCAGGAGATAGCGTCGTATGCTCAAGAAGAATTTCCTTAGGGGATTTTAGAATGTCCATATCTGTATTA